CACGCATTTGATTGCCGAACCAATATGTGCCAAAATTCGCATCCAAGAAATCAAATAACAACTTTCTATTGTAATACAAGATTCCTTCAGTTATTCCACAAAGTAACATATTTCGTAATAATATATATTTTACACTACTATCTGGGTCATAATAATATATAATGTTCTGTGTATTTGCATTTTTTGGCATTTTGACGTCTTTACGATATGTGTGATAAATGTCATACAATCCCTCAAATACCAAAGACTCGTAACATTTGTCTTCTATTCTCATACGACTCAACGGATAATAATTTACACATAGCGTATTGAAATATATTGTGGGATACGATAAATCTTCTACAGACGGAAACATCCCGCCATCAAACGCCCAATATTCGGTTTGAGTTAAATAATCAAAATATTTTGATGCAAACTTTTTAGTAGTGATAAACGGTATAGTTCCACTACAACGAATCGTATTCAAAAGATGCTCATTACTTATATATTCAGATATGACTTTTTTACGAATACTAAAACCATCTATGACATGTATTGTAATGTATAATCGACTACAACATACGGTATAAAAATCAGGAGGCAATATGTCCTTCAATACTTCAACCCAAACATCTATTATATATGGGTCATTTGTATATTTTTCACGTAATTGATTATTTACCAAATAGATAAATTTACTACAATTCATTTCATATTCAGTTCCACAATATCTTTGGTTTTTTACACTATATAATGCCAAAAGTAAAAGCAATCCAGATATTGCACCAGATGATGATCCATATATATCGTGAATCTTTACATTTTTATTTATCGTCATATAAGTTAAAAAAGATACACAACCAGCAACATACATATTCGCCATACCCCCTCCAGAAATACATATATTTATGGTTTCTTTAGATGGAGGAACGCATACGTTTTCATCTTTTGTCAACGAATCGACGTAATCTTCTATACATAATTTTGGATACTTGTCCATTATACTTATACTATACAATAAGCATTATATCTTTATATTTTTACCGAATTAGATCTGTATAGATTAGATTGTTGGGTATTTTACACCGATATTGTTAGTAATTGTTTACGGTAGTTGAGTAGTAACAGTTGCTCCAAAAAAGCTAACATTAGTATATGGTGATAATATACCTAATTGACCGTTTGCTATAATAACATTTGTTAATCCAGAATTTATGAACGCATCTGAACCAATACTTGTAACCGAATTGGGAATTGTTATAGATGTTAAACTGATACAACGACTGAACACCCTTAAACCAATACTTGTAACCGAATTGGGAATTGTTATAGATGTTAAACTGATACAACCACTGAACACCTGACCACTAATAGTTGTAACTGAAGTTGGAATTGTTATAGATGTTAAACTGATACAACCAGCGAAAGCAAAACCACGTATACCTGTAACCGAATTACCAATTGTTACAGATCTAATTTGAGTTTTACCAAAGAATGCGCTATTACCAATACTTGTATAACCTACTATAAAAATATTTTGCGCAGTTCCAATTTCACTATCTACGATTGCTTGAGTTAATACACCATTTCCTGTAAATGTGTAGTCATAAGTAGGAATGTAACATCTACCACATCCATAAGCTCTTCTATCATTTGCTAATCCAGATCGTTTTTTTCCTGCCATTATATAATATATAATATAATATAATATTATTTAGACCGCTATTTCAAGCCAATCAAATCGGTAAAATATTAGGACTTGGCAATATTAGAGAAGCCATAAAAGATTTTGGAGAAGACGAAAGGTCCCTCATTTCAAATGAGACAGCTTTTGGAATTAAAGAAACCAATTTTTTAACCGAGTTAGGTCTGTATAGATTGTTGGGACGATCAAGAAAACCAATAGCAGCAACATTTCAAAAATGGATGGTGAAAACCATAAAAATACAAATTACAAAAATTTGAATATAAGAAACAAAATAATTAAAGATATATTTGTAAATGTATGATATGAGAATTAAATTGAGTGAAAAATATCAAATTGAAAGAGAAGAGATTTGTAAAAGACTGATTGATATACTTGCTCTAGATTCAACTGGTTCTTTTTTGTTATTTGATTTGGATAAAGATATTGAAAAACAAAATAAAATTATATCAATGAAAGAAGAAATCCAAAAGAATTTTGCTTGTTCTACTATATCATCTTTCAAACCTAACTTTGAATGCAAAAGACCATATCTTAATATTGTCAGAAGTATTTTGAGACAACAAAAATATATTATAGAAATTATAGATTTTTGTGTAAAATATGAAAACGGATTATCTCTAAAAACAATGAAGTATAAAATATTTAGGAATAATTAAATAATCAATATTCGTAAAATATTTAAATATTATTTCTTTAGAATATACACAATGGATATTCTAAAGATTTTCTCTCTATTGGAAAAAGAAGATGGTGAAAGTCACCACATAAACATTCAAGGAACGGTTGATGATCCGCTATTTCAAGCCAACCAAATCGGTAAAATATTAGAATTGAAAAATATTCATGATACAATAAAAGATTTTAGTGATGACGAAAAGGGGCTATTTATCTCCGACACCCTTGGCGGAAAACAAGAAACCAATTTTTTAACCGAATTAGGTCTGTATAGATTGTTGGGACGATCAAGAAAACCAATAGCAGCAACATTTCAAAAATGGATGGTGAAAACCATAAAAGAAATAAGAATTACTGGAATGTATCAGTTGAAATCTGAAAATGAAGTCGATAGAAAAATCATAGAATACAATTGTTCGTTGAAAAACCACAGAATATTTTTGAATGTTTTTGATGATAAAAATGTTGTATACATATTCAAACTCTTTTCACTTGAAAAAGATAATTTTGTCATAAAAATTGGTCATACAGATAATATCAACGAGAGAATACAAAATATTTCAAGTAGCTATCATACCAACCAACCCATACTATTGGATGTATTCGAGATATACAACAACTGTAACTGTGAAAAACAAATCCGTAAAAACGAATTCATACAAAAATTTCGATACTCTACCAATGTCAAAAAGAACGGTGAAATATCCAGAGAAACATATTTGGTAAACACAGAACAATACGAAGAATTTATCAAAATAATCATTGATATAAAAAAATCGTATTTTTTGACCGAATCACAAAGCCTGAAAATGAAAATCGAATTAGAAGAAAAACGAACTGAAACCATACGATTGCAATGCGAATATGGTATCAAACAAAAAGAACTTGAGATTAAACAACGAGAACTTGCTATTAGACAAAAAGAATTGGATTTGGAAATAAAAAAAATAGAGTTGGAAAATAATAAATTTACTGTAATTGAACATAAATCCGAAAAATATGATGATGAAGAAAATAATTGTGATGATAAAGAAAGTGATTGTGATACTGATGATGACGAAGAAGAAATAAATATTTTAGACCGATTTACAATAAAAACAAGAAAAAATGGAGCCTATGTTCCTGTAGTTTATCAATATACACCAAACGATTTGACCTGTTGGATTAAAAAATGGGATTGTCCTATGGATGTAGAGAGAAATATGAATGATATTTCACCTGCACGATTAAGAGCTGCTGCTAAAAACAATACAATCTACAAGGGTTTTCGTTGGATTTTTGTAAATAGAAATTTGGAACCACCAGAAGAAATTGACCCAACTATACATACTAGACATAAATCTCCAGAAGTTCATTTTATTGCCATGATTGACATAAAAAAGACCAAAATAATGGCGGTCTATAAAAATCAAAAAGAAGCAGTTGAAGCAAGAAATATGAAGTGCAATAGTTTCACAAGAGCCATCAAAGAACAATCAGTTTCAAGTGGTCATTATTGGAATTATTTTGATAATTGTTCTACCGAAATGAAAGAAGAATATTTAGCTCACTCAAAATTACCTGAAAAATATGTACCCAATAACGGAAAACAAGTTCAACAAATTGACCCTAAAACGAACAAAGTAATCAAAATATATTCTTCAAACAGAGAGATATGTAAATTGTTCCAAATGTCTTGCACAAAACTAAAAGATGTCATCAAAAATAATGAAATCCATCAAGGATTCAAATGGAATGCCGTCTTGGCTCCAATCTCCTTGAAATGATGTCCATTATACGCCACATTTTTTGTCAAGGCTTTTGCCAATGTCTTATCACTCATCTGCAAACTTTTTATACACTCATATTTACATAGAAATTCTCTTACCAGTTTACCAGTTGTCGCATCAAATTGACCAATACCATTTTTATACAGTATTGGCTCGTTACCATCATTCGCTGTTTCAAATTTGAGTTTCAAATCATCATCACAATTATCATACAAACAGTAATAAAAACCCTTTGTAATTGTAAAATTTTTTACTGGATTATCCAACGCAGACAATGACTCATAGCCATTATATTGTGCAGCCGTTTTTCTATCCAAATACACATTTGTAATCGCAGTTTTATCCGCATTGAGCTGCGCAACATATCCAAGATTCTGGGATTTCGTCTGCTTTGTTTCGGGCAAATTGTGAATTATTGACGAATCCAATGCCCTATCCACAAACAACCATCTAAAACCGCAATACATCATATTCTCGGCAACCGCTTTATTCAAACTCGGTCTCTTCAACGCCTGATTTTCTTTCATCGCTTCCGTTACCGTTTCAAATACTTTCACAATCTCCATCGTTTCAGGATTGATTTTCTGTAATCTCGGTCCTACTGTCACTAACGGCTCCCCAAATCCAGTTTCCAACTTGGGTTGATATTGTGCGGTTATTATCGGTTTTGATGTTACTATTGTTTCAGGTGCTGACGATGATGTATTGAGTCTTGCCAACAAGTCCTGATTCGATTTTTCCAATGTATCTATTTTTTTACACATTGTTTTCACATCCTTGACCAACTCTTCAATCAAAACATTATCATTATTCGTATTTTTCATTTCAAGCAACAATCTCAACTTTTCAATCTCTTTCTCAAGCCTATACGAATCGCTATTGTTGAAATATTTGATATTATTGTTTATCATATTCAACAACATCTGGTAGGATAAATTTTTACCTATCAAAAAAAGTTCCATCTCGTTCTCTCGTCCCGGTAAATCCTTGACTATATTTCCTCTAACTATTTCATTATTATGAATAAACGACTCAAAATCCTTACTTTTTTCAACGGCAAAACAATCTAATAAAAGACATTCTTCGTATTTATGCTTGTGCTCTCTATATCTAGCCTGAACACCCTTTCTACTTTCACCAATCTTTATAATATACTGACCATTTGCAAACGACTTTACTTTGATGATGTATACTATAGAACCAATCGTCGCATATTCAGCCAATAATACCTTCTCTCTTTCCATAATCTTTTGTTTTGCCAAATTTGACTCATATTCCTGCTTCTTTTTGTATTCTAATTGCTCAAATTCGGATTTTTGGTTTTGTAAATTCGTTTGTAATTCCTTGATTTCTTCATTTAATTTATATTGACCTTTCAAGCGGATTTCTTTGATGACTTCACACACCCAATTTTGGAACTTTTCGGCTATCGGTTTTCTTGACCTGAATAACACTTTATACAAACCTTTTTCCGTAAGAAAAGAGACTTGTTGGTTTCCTCCAAGTGTATCACTATTGGTTAGTACCTTTTCAGTTTCATCAAAATCGGTTATTGTTGTTCGTATATTACTAATTTCTAATATGGTAGCAATATCATTTGCTCTAAATAATGGTTCTTCAATTGTCCCCTTAATAATAATCTCTGTGTGTAATTCGTTTGAATTGAATGCTTTAACGACTTCCATAGGGTGTTATACTATATAATACGACCTTTCTTTATATCCTTTTTGAATATAATATATAATTTCAATGTTTGGGTTGTAGTGTTAAGTGATAGCGTGCATATTATGCACACTATCTAATTATTCTTTAATTTATGTTTTGCTTTACCTTTGGGTAAAGCAAAAATATTATTTTTTAAAGGGTGTATGTTTAACCTACACCCTTTGGTTATTTATCTATTTATGTTTTGCTTTACCGTTGGGTAAAGCAAAACTTCATTATTGTTTGCTTTGGATTATAACAAAGCAAAACACCTACCTATACACCCTTTATTTATTCATACAATCGCATCCTCTCCATATTTCGCCTTGATTTTTTCACTCATGACTTCAATTTGGTCATGTAAATCATAGTCTGTTGGGAGTACCATCTTCAACCCCATGCGTTTACCATCAACTCGTCTTTCAAACACCATATGGGGTTTTTCTCTCGTCAATACAATCGAAAAATATTTTGGTAAAATTTCAGATTCGTTTTTACATGGATATATACCATTTTCCAAATCGGTCACAACCTTATTCGCCTGTTCCAGCTTTTCATGAACTGTTAGCTTACTCGACTTTGAACCTATCCACGCTTTATTGTCCAGTTTTGGATGCCGTTCCACCTTGAAATACTCCCTATCCTTTGTTTTTTCGGCATTCAAATACTCGTGATAATACACAACATATTTCGCCATCATTTGCTGCGTAATTCCTTCAGGAAGAGGTTTTGCACTATGCTTCCGTTCTCTCTTGGTTCCATCTTTAGTACCATTGCAATTTTGTTCTTGTTCTTTACGAGTTGCCACACGCAAATTTTCCATCGCATTGTTAAGCGGGTTTTGGTCTATATGGTCTACACTAATATTTTTAGTACCCTTACCATTACCATAACAATCCATTATTATTTGATGGATATAATAAACAAGTTGAGATTTTGGAATATGTCCTTGAATATATCCATTCGCATTATAATACCATGTAATTTTTATATTATTTAACTGTTCATACTCTACTATTTTTGCATAACTTTTATCACATAGCTTACATATAATATCATTTTCGCAATACATCAGTAAATATTCTTTATCATTTTCGGTTATTTTCCATATTGGATTTTTCATAATGTTGGCAGTAGCTCCTATTGTTTTCGTATGTCCATCAATGTATTCAATTACATTGTATTTTTCAATCATAGTAGTATGATAACGATGATAAAATTTTACATTATGCCGTCTTAAATCGTATACATTTTTATTGTCAAATACATAACATATCATTTCCCTATTATGTAAAAAGATGAAATCCAATAAATCAAATCGTTTGTAGTTATAACAGTAAGACGGATAAGTATCATTTTCTGTTAAAAATACAAATTTTTTAGAAGAGTTTAATAACTTATCTTTATCTTTGTAATCCATATAATATTTTTTGTCGCCATATACAACAACACCACACTTAAGCTCTTCATTTGTCGAATAAACAGGTTTCATTTCAATCGTATTACTCTTATTCAGAACATCACCAACAACTTCAATTTTTTCCATATTATATATTATATAATATAGATTTGTTTATATTGTTTTTTATTTAATTGATATATTTAAAATTATTAAAACCCAACTAAGCCGCTTAGTTGCTGTATGCTAACCCACCCATGCCCGACATAATACGGAGCACATTGTAGTTGGTAGCATAGACACGAACTTTGGCAGTCTTGGTTCCTTCAACCGTAGCATTTGAGAGCACAAGTTGGAGGGTAGCATTGTCAATTCTGGAGAAGTTGCACGTGCCGCTGGGTTGATGCTCCTCGGGTCTAAGGGCAAAAGAGTACACATTGATACCCTCATCAGGGCAACGAGTGTGAGCCTGGTAAGGCTGGACCCAAGAGAAGTAAGAACCCTCACGCTCAGAGAAGCGATCCTGGCCGTTAAGCTGGAGCTTGGCAACCACCACAGGGTTCTGGCCCCAGCAATGCATGTCAATAGAGGTCTCAGAAAGAACGAATGTTCCGGCATCAGACACAGACGAGTTGTTCATGTGAGAACCACCCTGTAACTCAGCCTGGCTGGAAACACCAACACTGGCCAAAGCGGCAGCAAGGTTCTGTGTCTGATTGACACCGACCGCAGGACCGCCAAGATTGGCCTCGTTGTAGGCGTCGTTAGGACCGTGCCAGTATCCAGTGAATCCTTCAGGAGTGTAGGCATTCATGGCACCAGCATCGTCGAAAAGACCGCGAGCATCAATGTAGTTGCCAGCAGCCACTTCAGAAGGACCGCCGAAAGCATGGATGGCGTTAGGAAGAGCATCAATGGCATCCGTGTAGTTGAAAGGCTGGGCACCAAGAACCTTGAACAAAAGGGCGTCGCATAAGAGAGACGAACAGTAGTCAACATTCTGGTCAGGCTGGACAACCCATATCAACTCCTTTACAGGGTGGTTAAAATTCAACTTAATCTTGTTACTGGAACTGCCAACAGACTCGTCGCCGGTAAACTGTAATTGGGTTATCAAATATTCGTGAGGGTTCTGCGCAAAACGGCGGCGCTCATCAGTGTCCAAAAACACATAGTCGACATACAAAGAGGCAGCCACAAGAGACTGGTTGTAGGCAATCGTGGCAGACACAGCAGAACCAACATTGCGCTGGGTGGCATTATCACCACTCACACCAGTGTTGCAACTGAGAGAGGTCACTGCCCACAAACACTCATCAATGGGGCGGAGATCAAGATTGATCTTCACCTCGTGGTACTGAAGGGCAATAAGGGGAAGGGCAAGACCAGGATTGCTGTTGAACCAAAACTGGAGAGGAATGTAGAGAGTGGTCTCAGGAAGAGCGTTACGAGGAGCACACACCTGACGAGGAGCCAAAGAATCGCAAGGACCATCCACATCGGCAAACGAAGGGTCAGTGATGAAGGTAAGCTGGGTCGTGTTACCAATCATCTTGAAGTAGCCACGCTGCTGCTCAGCGGTCATCGTAAGCTGATTCCATATATGCATCCAGTCTCCATATTGACGGTCTATTCTTTGTCCTCCAATTTCCACCTCAACCTGAGCAATGATCTGCTCACCAGGAAAATCCAACCAACGAGCATAGACAGACCCAGCACCAGAGGCAAGGGACGATGTACTACCCATGTACTGGTTAATCTCGGGAAGAGTCACCTGAAGGTATGTGCGGTAAGCAAGATCGCCGTTGCGGCTGATAATGCAAGTGACACGGCGACCAAAATCGGCCTGGCCGTTGAAAGTTTGCTCAATAGACTCAATAGCAAAGTTGGTATAGCGTCTATAAGTGACCTTCCAGAAAGTGATTTGAGGATTACCGGTAAGGTAAACATCCTGTGCGCCGTAAGCTACTAGTTGCATTAATCCACCGCCCATAGTTATAATATTGCTAAAGATAAAAATTTTTTGGATTTTAATTTAATTCATTTAATTAATTAAATTAATTCTCCTTAATGTTTTACTAAACTAAATTCGAAGAGAGAAATAGAGCATATACTATTTACATATATAATATACTATACGACTAATAATGACCGCATTATGGTGTTAAAAATACTGCTTACGAAGTTGAGAAAGCAAGATTGTATAATTATCAAAAAGATGATATAAACAATAGTTATATCATCTTTTTAATATAACTATAGTTATAACCTTACTTAATAATAGACCGAAAAACATGATGTAGGTATCTCCGACACCATCGGTAGACAACAAAATGTTTCTTTTGAAGAGCCATTATTTAGAGCAAATGACATTGGTGCGGTATTAGAAATAAGTAACATTAGATGGTAAAAAGTGCTTTTAAAAACCACTTTTAAATATATAAGCGGTTAGATGACTTAAAGACAATATGATATAATTTATTATAATAATATGCCACGCGAATTGAACATCGTAGAACTCATCGAGAAAAATCCAATTACCAAGTTATCGAGTACATACAACAGCAAATTATTAGATAAAATTAAGATACAATTTACAGGAGACGAACAGCAGTTGTTTATTGGTAGTTTTTACTGTTATTTGAATTATGATAAAAATAAAGATTTTGTGATAGATTTGAATAATATATGGCAATGGATAGGTTTTACATCAAAGTTTAATGCCGAAAGACTATTAGAGAAACATTTTGTGATGAATACTGACTATAAAGAAGCTTCTCTTTTAGGAGAAGCGGTTTTTGAAGATGATAAAGAACAAGTTTCAAATAATTCACCTAAAAGTAAAACAATTTCATGTAAAATCCCAAAACAAAATGGCGGACAAAATCGAAAAATCATCATGCTAACCATCAAATGTTTCAAGTCATTATGTCTTAAAGCTCAGACCAAAAAAGCAAACAAAATCCATGAATATTATTTAAAAATGGAAGAAATGCTACACGAAATTGTAGGCGAAGAAACTGACGAATTACGTCTCCAATTAGAACAAAAAGATGCAGTCATTAAACAAAAGGAAGACGAAACCAATTCAATACTCAAACAACATTATCTGGAAAACCACCAGAAATTTCTACAAATCTACAACGACAAGAAAGTTGTATATATTATCTTTTTGAAAGAACATATGGAAAATGGAGAGAAAAAACAAATTCTAAAAATAGGAAAAACCGAAAATTTGACGAGACGAATCAAAGAGATTGCAGCTGAATTTATGGTAAAAGAACCTATGATAATCGATATTTTTGAGACCACTCAATTATTAAAATTAGAAAATCGTGTGCATAACCACAATTTCATGCAACAACGATGTTATTCATATGTAAAAAGCGACAAAAAAATATCAACCGAAACTTATCTTATGAATGATGCTGAATTGAAAGATTGCAAACTCATTATAAAGGAAATTGAAAGCAAATTACACCCCGAATGTGATATTTATACTCTTGAAAAACAAGTCACATTCAAAGAACTCGAATTGAAAAATAACGAGGTCGTTTTGAAAAATAATGAAATAAAATTACAAATATTGGAAAAACTTGAACAATTGTCGTTATGTCCAACTACAAATAATAAAAAAGACATTTCACATGAACAACAGCAAATGATTGATGAAATCAAACAGGATATTGTTGATGATTATGATGATGACGATACTCAAAATCAAATAAAGGATGATGAAGAACTTGAATCAGGGAATGGAACTATCAACATTAAACCGAGAGCTATACACGGCTTAAAAGTTCCTTTTGTATATCAATATGACCCAAATGATTTATCAACGCATCTTCAAAAATACAATAGTCCGATGGATTTACAAAGAGCCAAACCAAATGTCATACCAAATTCGTTACGCAATGCCATAAATAATAATAGTATTTATTTGGGCTATAGATGGATCTATGTAAAACGAAACGAAACCGTCCCTGATACTATACCCCCAACAAAAAAGACGGTGATAAAATCTCATGATAAACGTCAGTATCTAACTCAACTTAATCATAACAGAACAAAAATTTTACAAGTATATACGTCAGCTAAATCAGCAATGGATAATATTAAAAAACATTTGAATAAAGACGACTTGACGTGTCATAGTTTTAACAGAGCTATTAAAACCGGAGGTCTTCAATATGGCTTTTGTTGGAATTATTTTGATAAATGTGATGTTGAATTGCAAAACGAATATCTATTGCACTCTTGTTTGCCAAATTATACACATCCGCTTGGAAATCAAATTGTTAAAATTTGCTCTTCTACAAATGCAATCCTTGAAACATATAATTCAAAAGTTGAGGTTGCTAAAAGGGAAGGTATTTCTACCAAAACCTTGAATAAATTTTTGGATACCAATGAGCCATATAAAAATGTAATTTGGAAAACTATGTAACGATTTACCATGTCAAATATATTTTCAAGCAAGACGACTTAAAAATATATTTATAATATATTTGGGATTTTCAAAATTATGAATATATACAAAATAAAATTGAAAATAAATTTATTTTTATAAATAGTTGTAAAACAAACAATATGGATACTTTTAACCATAATTTGGATGAACTTCTTGATATATTGGATGCCAGAAAAGAAAGTATTGTTAGACATCTCAAAAAAAATTATCAACAAAATATACAGTTTATTACAATAAATGCGCCAGTTACTGAATTGAAAAAAGGAGAGAGAAACTATGGAGGTGCTGGTAGAAATAAAATAAATTATATGTTAACAGACCAAACATACGAGTTACTAAAAAATTCATTCAATTTTAGAACCAAATATTTGGTTGAAATGGGTAATAATATACAATGTGTAAATAGTATAAATATGTGTATTGAAAGCCAAACTATTGGATTTATTGCAAATACTTTCAATGGTATAGTAGATATTAGAAAACAACATAAATTTGGAAATTATAAAGTCGATTTGTATTTTCCAAAGTATAATATTGTAGTTGAATGTGATGAAAATGGTCATATGGATAGAGATGAATCATATGAAGTATCTCGTGAAAATTTTATAAAATCATTAGGTAATACAATAATTCGTTTCAATCCAAACACCGAAAATTTTGATTTATCAACTGTATTACAACAAATAATTAGAATAATAGTATAACAATATTTTAGGGTTCGTTTATGTATATTTTTTCATATTCGCAAATATATTTTCAAGCAAGACGACTTAAAAATATATTTATAATATATACTAGATGGATGGTAATAATATCATTGATGAACTCAAAAAAGAGGTTGCTTCGTTGAGAGAAGAAAACGAATCATTGAAGGAAAAATTAAAAAAATACACAGCACCAACTATAAGTAGATTACAGTATCTAAATCATAGAGAGGAAATCTTGCTTAAAAAAAAAGAAGCACAAAAGAATAGTGACATTGATGAAAAAGAAAAAAGAAAGGAAATAAACAAACAAGCTTATCTTAAAAGAAAAGAAAAGAAAGAAAAAGTTATTGCAGAAATTATTTAGGAATATTAATAATTTTTGCGTAAAGAATATAAAGAGTATATCTAAGTATAGTATATAATGGAATTACAAACATTTAACGATACCGAATCCAACGATGAACTTTTTCAACTAATGAAGACGCAAATGAGTAGCGAGGAAGAACAGATGTTCATGATAAGCCATTATTTGTATCTACAACATGGAACAGACAATACCAAATTTGTGGTTGATTTCGACAAGGTATGGGAAAATATTGAGTTGTCTAGACGAGATAGCGCAAAACGAATATTACTAAAAAATTTTACAGAGCATATAGACTACAAAATAGTTTTCCACTCGGTTGTGGAAAACCCTCAAATCCAGCAACCAAATGGACGTCCAAAAGAATTGATTTTATTGACGGTTGATTGTTTCAAAAATTTTTGTATGATAGCATCAACCCCAAAAGCAAAACGAGTAAGGTCATATTACATCAAGATGGAAAATGTGATGCATGAATACTACAAGAATTTTAGAATTAAAAACCTGGAATTGCAAAACACTCTTCAACAATCACAAAACTCTCTCCAAGTTTCAATAAAAGAAACGCTTACCAAACGACATGAAGTGTTGATTGAA